GGTTGTGTAGTAAGTCTCTGGATTTGATTGAGGCGATAAGTTTATCAAGATTATCAGCTTCTACTTTCCTAACATTGTTAGGGTTAGGTTTAAGTTGATTTAAAGCAATTTGCAATTTAAACTCCTTTTTGTTGACGTTGACAAGGAGAGGGAGTTAGTAATGTTCCACCCTCTCCCCTTTATTTAAGCCACTATCTTTGGCTTATTCGTGAATTTTTGAATTAAGTCTCTGAGTCCTGATTGAACTGAGTTTATGCCGTTAATATCTTCTCCAGACATAGATACTGATACAGTATTAGCTTCTTCATAAGTTTGGAAATCACTTATATTAGCTGCTTGACAGTATTCTTTTATAGCCTCAAGTTCTTTGACTGACATTTTTTTAATGGCGTCATCAGGCACATATATATGTACTCTTGATACTTCTTCGACCTTGATATCTGGGTCAAAAAACATACTTGCAAAGTCCATAATCTTTTTATGATTATCTGATGATATTTTATAATCAATATCGCCTAATTTAAGTTTTATATGCATTTATTTCTCCATAATTTTATCGGTGATATATTTTGATGTGAAAGCCACAGCCAACCACAAGGGAGCTGCAACGACTGAAACCACTAGGGTTGGATTGATACCGACACCCATCAGCAATATTAGAATGAATATTGTTGATATAATATGCACAGTACAAAACCAACCAATCCAGTTGGCTTTTTGTGATAGAGGTTTGATTGTTTTAAGTTTTTCCCACATTATGCTATGATCCTAAATGCTCTTTTTGCTTCGTTGTAATATTGGCTAAGTGCTTTATGAGCTTTGAAATGCAAATCTCTTTCAACACCTAAACCAAATGGTGGAAACTTGATTGACTCTAATTCGTCCAAAGACACATAACCTAGTTCTGGATAACCTTGACCTAGATCACATAAACCAAATAACCATGCTGGTGCTTTTGGTTCGTCATAACCCATCTCTGTGATTAGCCATGTGCATGAACTACCACCAAAGAATTTAACTACTGGTTTGTGATCTTTACCTCTGTTAGCAGGTTCTCCATTACGCAACAGCTTTGTCTTGATTTCTTTTGTCATTAATTGCATCGGTTTCCTCCTTATGTCGTTTCAATGCTTCTTCTTCATGCAGATTGGCTATTCCATCTGCTATTTGTTTTTCTTCGTATTCTTGCTCCAGTTGAAGCTGTTCTTGCCAGTCTCTACTCATGATCGAAGTCCTTTACTATTTGCTTTACCCACCCCACCATTACTTTAAAATTGGTGTTTTGAGTTTTGTGGCTATCAATGATTTGCTGGAGGCGAAGTATAAACATACGCTTTTGATGTTCATGTTTCTTTACTACTAATGTCATTTCTTCTTCTGATATAATTCTCAATTTATCACTCCTATCGTTAGCTTCGATTGCTTTTTCATATTTTTTACTGAGGCTTTTTTTCATTGGCTTTTCCTTTTAGAAAGTGCTTGCAATAAGGGCATTTTATTGTTTCATGCCATGTCATTTTAAGGCTTTGTTTAAAATGATTATTTACATGATAATCTTTTATTTTGTTTGTCCCTTTGCACATTGGGCATATTTGTTTCATTTAATTTTCCTATCAAAAACTCTATATTCTGTTTGGCTTTATGAAGGTCCTCTAGACCATTCTTGTCTTTGTATCTGAGGACATACTTGATGATATTGCCCTGACAAAAATCCAGATCATTAGCCAGGATAAATGTGATTGGCTCTATCTTGTATTTGGAATAATGTTGAGGCGATATTCTGTTTTTATTTATTGCCATGATGCACCTTTGAAAATTATGAATGGGAGCAGACTTGGCAAAGCCCACTCCCTATCCGTCTTTATTCCGAGTAGGACCTAGAACGGAATGTCATCATCTAGTTTTTCGTCTACCTTTGGAGATGTAGTAGCTTCTCCGTTAGCAGACTCTTTGTTGTTGAGAAGTCTGAATGTAGACGACACACCAGCAAGTTTGATCTTGAAGGCAGTCATCTTTTGACCATCTTTCTCATATGATTCAACAATAGGAAAGCCCTGTACGAATACAGTTGTTCCTTGCTTGGCATATTTCTCAATGACATTTGTCACAAGACCTGAACCATTTGCTCCGTCCCAAGCCTCACATCTATACCAGTGAGTGTTTTCTTTTTTCTCACCTGATTTAGTTTTGTAATTCTCGTTGACTGCAATAGAAAAGTTAGCAACCTTAGTGCCGTTAACATCTCTTATTTCAGGTTGTTGTCCAATGTTACCTGAGACCATGATTTGTGCTAAGTTCATCTGTTTCTCCTTTACGTTAAGATGATTGTTGAAATGGGATTTAGCTTTGTCCCAATGCAAATAACCCTTGGCTTTTTTTAAACCAAAGGCTATTCACATAACTGTAAGTGTTAGTTTGAGAGGATTAGGGGCATCACCTCTCTGTTGCAGATACCATCTTGCTAGCCAGATTCTGCATCAGTGTGGGCGTAAACCATTACTGCCCTATCAAGATTATCTGGGGGGAACATTAACCCATCTAACCTTGAATCCTTCTCTCTTTGGCTTCTCGTAACCTATTGTGCGTTTGAGAATGAATAATACGATAGAAATAATGGCACCACCTAGGATTCCAGCCATCATTCCTGCAAACGTACCAGCAAACATGATAATCAATGCGATTGAGGCACCTATGTCTACGAGTATGTCAAAGCAGAGAACTCTTTTAATATTTAGTTTTGCAAGTAGGAATAAAATTGCACAAGCTGATGCGATACCAGCTATTAGATAAAAGAACATTTTAACCTCCTTGTTTTCTTATTATTACTTTGGCTTTTTGACGATCTCTTGCCTTAGCCACTTTTTTTAACGATTTTTCCCAAGACCTTGAGGTACTATGAATCTTCCCTCTGCCTTTGTTACCTTTACTCATTTTATTAACCTTTGGCTTTCTGAGGCGACAGTCTGTGACCTGGGGAATAGCTTTCGGTATAGTGGAATTAGATCGTATCTGATGATGTGGAGTACACCACCAACACCAGACAATAATGCAACAACTGTTAATGCACAGAAGGCAAATGGAAAGAAAGCCAATATAAGTAGATTAGATAAAAGATATTTCATTGTATACTCCTACAAAAAAAGGGGAGAGCCGAAGCCCTCCCATATTGTTATTCTAAATCTTCAGGCATCTCTATAATGCCCTCCTGATTGCTGACATCAAGCATTAGCTCATCATGTGATGAAGCGATTGGATATACATTGGATCGTGTATGAGCAAGATCATCATATACATCACGATTGTTCATCAGTGTGTCCAATGTCATCTTCTCATTACGTTTCTGCATACGCTTGACTTTTGCAAACTCATGAAGCTGAGTGTACTTGCCGAAGCTGATACCAGTCTGACCTTGTATGATAGGTCTGAAGTTGTTGAGTAATGTTCTGAACGCATGGTTGATAGATGCATATTGCTGACGCATCTGGTCAAGTTTAGCATCGTGATCCTCAAGCTTGTTGCCTGTGATCTCAATGCCAACATCTTGACGTACCAACACACGACGTTGACGTTGCATCTTCTCTGCTGTCTCAAGAACTGAATCACGCATCTTCTCAAACATACGTGGTAACTGATCCTGAAGCTTGGCTTTGATGATAACCTCATCGCCATCTTCAAACATCTCTGCCAGTGCCAATGCACGTCTGACAAACTCACGTTCCCATTCTGTGTCATATGATGACTTGGGCTTGAAAGCTTTTGCAATGTTGTCAAGCTGTTCGGTAGTCATAGCATCAATCTCTTGAGCAGCTTGTATCTCAGTTGATGTTTTGTTTTCTTCTTGTATTGAATATGTCATGTAATGTTCCTTTCGTATGACAATGATGAGGATATATAAATTATACCCCCATCGATTTGGCTTTAATTAATTCATATCACGCTGGATTGTTATCAATTCCTCATATCTCTGAGTATCACCAGAATCCAATGCTTGTTGTATATCCCATGTTAATTGTGAGAAGTGTTCTTTATCTTCTCTAAATGGCATACGTTCCTCAACATCAAGTAGATCAACTGTTGAAGTATGTTGATATGAAACCATAGTATCTAATATCTCTAGATCACTAGGTTGGCTTTTGTTAAATAAGTCTAGTTGTTTATACATTGTAATGTTCCTTTCTGTATAAAATTAAATACTCCTACGAAATTGTAGAATACGGCTACACGGCTTATCGGAAAGGTTTAGTCAATGCCCCGAAATGGAAAGAAAATCGTCTTTGTCGACGACCACTTAGGAGGAGCTATTTTCTTGGAATGTAGACGTAGTACCCATGCCCTGCATGGGGGGGCTTTATTAGTCCTCGGGAGATAGGCCCAACTGGAGGTTATCATACAAATTCGTAGTAGTAGCCGTCCCATTAGGACTCAATATTTTTGCATACTTTTTTCCAAAAAGTAGTGAGAGAGGAAGCAACGGCTTTTTCTTATACGATCATTTATATGAGAAGAATGAGATGGAATGTAGGGAATCTTACGAAGTGAGATGAGTGCAATGCAATCTTATTCTAAGTATGAGACAAAACGGACTGGACTCGGAATAGGCAACATAAGTTCTATTAGTTGTTGCCATGATTATGTATGGCTCGATGCCATCTCATAATCATTAGTGAGAACAAGGACTTAGGAATGTGAATAGACACGTAAATAGCACCCATGCTTATAATCTCGTAGAGTAATTACAAGAGCCGTCCTATGAAAGCAAATACAACACAACAAGAACGATACAAGGGTTCGATTGTTCCGATGAGTGACATAGAAACGAACAGTCAAACACTACTACCAACACATAGTAAAGTAACACAAGCACAGGCTGAGTTAGTACACGCAATGTTGCATGATGGTTGCAACCCAACAGAATGTGCTAAACGTCTGGGCAGGAATAAGGCATGGGCGTACATAACCCTTAACAAGCCTCATGTAGTAGAGTATAGACAGCAATTAGCAATGAGTTGTCTTGGTTGGGACGCAACACAAGCTCTAGCAACTATGAGAGATCTACTGAATAGCAAGTCAGCCCATGTGAGATTAGAAGCCTCCAGAGATTTGATGGACAGAGCTGGACTCAGGGTTGATGCACCTAAGTCAGTGAACACAGCCGTAAACATTAACTTCAATGTTGATTGAGGGGCCCCTGACAGATATATGCCGTATAAGAAGCCGTCCTAAAATATGAGAGCTATCTCTATAACGGGTAAACCACACTCACGATACAATGTGAAAAGACAAAACCCAATAAAAAATTTTATCTTAAGAAAGCCAAAAACACAAGGAGGCATTTATGGGTGGAAGTTCAAGTAGTTCTGGAGGTTCTAGTAATATGGATAGCTTAAGGGCTAGAGATAAAGCAATGGCAGAAGCAACAAATCGTGCCAAAGAACAACAAGAAGCTAAGTCTAGAGAAAGCAGTTTCAACGATTATCAGGAGCAACGTAAAGCAGCATCAAAAGGTATTGATGTAATGATAAGTCCTCAGAAAGCTAAGACAGTCAGAGAAAATGCTGGTCTTGCTATGGACTTAGATGCCAAGGCAAAGAAATCAGTAATTAACGTGCCAATACCAACAGTTGGTACTGTAGCCATGAATACTATCAGCAGTATAAATTACAAGAACCAAGCTAGTGTTTTAAGGTCTGGTGGCAGACCAGTGTATGATTCCAAAGATGGTTCTTATCAGGGTGTTGTCGGTACAAATAAAATGGGTGTATCGACATATTCTGGAAATCCTGATTTTAGTCCTATAGGTAGAGATGACACAACACGGACAGCATCAGGATCTTATTCTGTATCTGCAAAACAAGATGATGGCAGTGATAACCCAACAGAAACAGTTATATCTCCTAAACCAAAAGATGTAACTGAACCTATTAAGAAAAAGTCACCTACGTTATCTACGGCATCTAGACGTGCCATGTTATCTGGCAGTGGTGGTGGAGCATCTAGAAGAAATCTTTTATGAAACTAGACTACAAACCCCCAGGTCAAGTAGCCAAATCATTTATGAAAGATGGATCATTTGTTCGTGGTATCAGAGGTCCTGTTGGCAGTGGTAAGTCTGTTGCTTGTTGTATGGAGATCATGCGTAAGTCTGTATCTCAAAAGCCAAATGACCAAGGTGTTAGAAAGAGTCGTTGGGCAGTAATTCGTAATACAAATCCTCAGTTAAAAACCACAACCATTAAGACATGGAGAGATTGGTTTGATGATGATTTAGGTCGTTTTGTCTGGTCTCCACCTTATACACATAATATTTGTTTTGCATTGGGAGATAAAACTACAGTTGAACTTGAAGTCATATTTTTGGCTTTGGATAAGACAGAGGACGTTAAGAAATTATTATCTCTTGAATTAACGGGTGTTTGGGTCAATGAAGCTCGTGAAATAAATAAAAATATTGTAGATGCCTGTACTATGCGTGTTGGTCGATTTCCTTCAATGCGTGAAGGTGGTCCAACTTGGTATGGTGTTATTATGGACACTAT